TGGCAGATTTATCGCAAGCGATGGATGGCCCGCTACTGGCAATCATTTGGGATTAAGATTTTTGTTGACCTGAATGTAAGTAGGCCATTTTGTGAATTAAATCAACTTGGCATTCCGGTGGGATGGCGAGCTTTTGCCACAAGGGGATACGATGACAGGATAGATGAAACGCAGACAGAATACGACATAGCGTGTAAATTTAGCGGCGAATCAACGCCGCTTTTTGTGGTTTATGGGGGCGGGATGAAGGTTAAGGATATGTGTCGTAAGAGGGGGTTTATTTGGTTCCCAGAAAATAGGGACATTGCAAAAGGCAGGTTTGAGGATTATGGCTAAGACATCGGGCGGAGGCGGAAGATTTTCTAGACAAAGCGGGCGTTTTGTTGCTACGTACGGTAAGGGTAGGAATAGCGTAACAGTGACCTTTGGTAGGGCGGCCTCCCGGCTGATTTTCGATAGATTGGTTAGACAAGCTGGCGGCGCATCTGGTTTGTCTGGGATGAGTAATAGTCAGATAGGTACGCTTATCTTTAGGGCAAGGAGAGAGGGCGGCGAATTTTAAGAGGCATAACTATTATCAAAAATCCAATTTTCACGAATCGGTAAACTGTGGCAGGAGCTAATCAATACAAGGCGGATGACTTTGTTAGGGCCATACCGGGCACGGGCGGTATTATTAGCGCCATTGCTAAAAAGGTTGGCTGTGACTGGCATACTGCTAAAAAATACATAACTGAACATCCAACGATCAAGCGGATTTACGACAACGAGTGCGAAGGCGTTTTGGACCTGGCTGAAGTAAAATTGATTGAGCAGGTCAGAGATGGGCAAAGTTGGGCGATTAAATATATGCTGTCTACCAAGGGGAAGGATAGGGGCTACACGGAACGGCAGGAGATCACGGGCAAAGATGGCGATTCGGTCGTGGTTAAGGTTATCAAGGGCGTTTCAATAGATGATTTATGACCACTTACCAGATTTTAGAAGCTACTCTAAATAGTAAGGTCGGCTACCAGCCCTTTGGCGCGGCGGTTAACCTGTGGAGATGCAAAGCGTCTGAGGTAATCCTGTCTGGACCGGCTGAAACCGGCAAAACCTTGGTTTGCCTACACAAGATAGATGCCCTGGCCTGGAAGTATCACCGGCTTCACGGCCTACTGGTACGCAAAACCCGCGCAAGTATGGATGCTTCAGTTCTTAAAATGTTCGAAAGTAAGGTTTTAGGCACAAATGGCCAGGTGGCTATTTTCGGCGGTTCTAAGCCGGAATGGTACGACTACCCTAACGGCTCGCGCCTGGTCGTAGGCGGCCTGGACAAACCGGGCAAGGTGTTGTCAGCAGAATATGACGTGATTTACGTTAACCAATCTGAAGAGTTGACCTTAGACGATTGGGAAACGTTGACCACTCGCGCCACGGGCCGGGCGGGGAATATGCCGTACGCTCAGGTGATTGGTGATTGCAACCCCGGCCCGCGCCATCACTGGATACTGGATCGGGCCAAAGAGGGCAAGCTAGTTTTCCTTGAAAGTCGTCACGAGGACAATCCAACCCTGTTTGATTCTAAAACTGGCCTGATTACCGAACAGGGCAAACGGTCACTGGCCGTGCTTGATAATCTGAGCGGTGTCAGATACCAACGGTTACGCCTGGGCAAGTGGGTATCTGCTGAAGGTCAGATTTATCAAGAGTACGATCCGGTTATCCATCTACTTGACCGTTTTGATCTTCCAGCAGATTGGCGTCGTTTCCGGGTAATTGACTTTGGTCTGGTGCATCCGTTTGTATGTCAATGGTGGGCTGTAGATAGCGATGATCGAATGTACCTTTATCGCGAGATTTATATGACGGGTCGTACGGTTGCCACTCACAGCCAGGACATCAAACGATTATCCAGGGATGAGCGAATAGAAACAACGGTTTGCGATCATGATGCAGAGGACCGACAAACGTTGTACGAAAACGGCATACCAAACATACCCGCCAGAAAAGACATCTTGCGAGGCATCGGCAGGGTGCAAGATAGGCTTAAAAGGCAAGCCGATGGCCGGCCCAGGTTGTTCATTTTGCGCGATAGCCTGGTAGAAACCGATCAGGGATTAAAGATGGAGCGCAAGCCGTACAGCACAGAGCAAGAAATTGACAGCTATATCTGGGCTGATAACGTCAAAAAAGAGGAGCCGGCCAAAGAAGATGACCACGGAATGGACGCAATACGCTACGCAGTGATGTATCTGGATAGCCATCAACGCAGCAGGTCCAACCCCCGTTCTCACTCCAGCCGCTCGCTCAGATAGGAGATACCTATGCCATTCGACACCGTCACTCTCAAAGAAGCCGAAAAGCTCATCCCGGACCGGGGCGCGGACTGGCTCGCGGCCAACCAGCTTTTTTACACCGGCGACCACTGGCAGGACGGCCAGGGCTGGAGCGGGCCGCTGCTGGAAGCTACCCACGCTCTCTATAACGAAATTCTGCTGGAAATCCAGCGGGGCTTCGTCTCCAAAAACACGATCAAGGAGATCGTCGACCGGCACAAAGACGGCGTGGTGGGCCGGGAACCGATGTGGAATATGGCCCTGCGCCGGCCCCTGGCCGAAAATGAGGAGCCCACGGCCGATGAAAAAACTCTGATCGACGAGGCCGAAGCGCTCTTAACCGACTGGTGGGACAACCGCAAGGCCCACAAAACCATCCAGGACGCGGCAACTACGCTCCTGTGGGCCGGACGGGGGGTATTACGATTGTTCGTTCCGCCGGGCGAACTGGAGGACGGACTGATCCCGCAGGCCGATCTGCAAACGAGCGTTGATAGATTGTACCTGGATGACCCGGAGCCGGACCAGGCCACGGTCCATACCGATAAACGCACGATGCAGGACATCGGGGTGTATCTTTATCAGGAAGATGAACAAGAAAGGGCCGAGCTGGTCTACCTGGATGGCGGCGGCAATACCGTCATCAGGATTGTTGGGAGAGAAACGGATGAAGACGACGCAGAACCGCTATTTACCCTCCCCCTCTCCGGCCACCTGACCCTGTTCGAAATGGAGCGGGAGACGTTGGTAACCGAACAGATCCGGCAGCTTCAGAAATCGCAGAACCTGGCCTTGACGATGCTGCAACGTAACGTCATCCAGGGCGGCTTTTTGGAGCGCACCTTCTTCAACGCCCAGCTACCCGGTAGAGAGATAGATGACCCATACGCCCCGGACGGTAAAAAGTTCGTGCCTGATGCCCTGTACGTTGGGCCGGGCGCGACGAACTTCCTGTCCGGCGTGGTGACCGAAGACGAACAGGGCCGGCAGGTGGTTGCCAATCCGTCCGTAACTTACAGAGACCCGGTGCCGGTCACCACCTTCCGGGAGACGAAGGAGGAGATGTACCGCTGCATCCTGGAAGAGGCGCACCAGCTCCACGCGACGATTAGCGGGGACGCCGTCGCGGCAGCCGACAGCCGGAAACAGGCCCGGCAGGATTTCGAGCAGTCGCTCAGGGACACCCGGACGGAGTTAGAGAACGCCATTCGCTGGCTGTTAGAGACAGTGCTGGCCATGGCGGCTACCTTTAGCGGGCAGCCTGGCTATTTCGACACGCTGCGGGCCGTAGCAACCTGCCGGCTGGAACTCGGGCCGATCAGCGCCGACGATCAGCGCGTAGCGGCTGAACTGGTCGAGAAGAAGGTCATCAGCCGGGAGACGGCGATGAGCCGGGTTGGCGTGGACGACGTGGACGCTGAAAAGACCAAGATTGAGGAAGAGCAGGACAGCGATAGCCAACGCCAGCAGCAGACGCTGGCCACGGCCGTACTGAACGCCCAACGGCAGATGGCCTCGGGCGCGGGTAGCAATGGCCTGGAAAGGCCGGAGACAGAGGAGGAGACGGAGTGAAGTTTACTCACCCCTCACTGCTACAAAACACAGTTCAGGCTTTCCTGGCCCGGCTTTACGTGGTTCACGGTAACCAGGTGAAATTAGCCAATTGTCATCGGTGGTTTATACAGAAAGAATGGAGGAATTGAAATGGCGGCGTTTGAAGGGTTCGAGGTAGAGATCATCAGTACCCGGTGCTACAAGGCCGGCTACCAGGTCCAGCTGGAACGGGTAACGTCTCTAGAGGACCCGGACCACCCGGTGCTTATGAAATCGGCCTACACCATCCCGGAAGGTCATTACATTGGCGATAGCAAAATGGCTCACCGTCTCATTGTCCGGCGCGGCATCAAGCCGGAATTAGTCAGTCCAGATCACAACGTTTGTTCTATCGGCTTCTGCGAACGCGAGCAGAAGTGGTACGGCTGGTCACACCGGGCCATTAGCGGATTTGGGATTGGTTTTGAGGTTACGGCGGAAAGTGATTTGCTGCACCCTGAATTTCCGGTTGGGTTCAAGGCCGAAACATTGGACGATGCCCGGCGGCTGGCTGTGGCCTTTGCCGAATCGGTGTCGTAGGAGAACTCATGCTAACAGAGGAAACTAAAACGACCATAACTATTATCCGGCACATCAACCTGGTACAGCGGTTTATGAACCGGATAGCGCAGGCATTAGAAAAGCGCGCCCTGATTCACGATCAATCCAAATTCTCCGAGGATGAGTTTGGCGGATTTGTTCAGATCAACCGGATTGCCAGAGAGCATAAATACGGGTCACCTGAATATAAGGAGTCGCTCAAACAGGTTGATGCCGTAGAGAAACATTACAGCCGCAATTCTCACCACCCTGAATATCATCCCGGCGGCGTGGGCGATATGTCGCTCTTTGATATCATCGAAATGGTATGCGACTGGAAGGCGGCGGCTGAGACTTACAGCCAATCAACCCTTGAAGAATCGCTGCCGATCCAGGTTGAGCGTTTCAAGCTAACGCCGGAACAGGTGTATCTGGTCAAATTGATTGTCCGGGAGTTGGATAAATGAAACACATCCCGGCCTGGGCTACGGCCTACATTGCCGAGTGGAAGCAAACCCTGTATCTTCACGAGTGGACAATCACGACTGAATTGAGCCCGCATCCTAACGACGATAGCAACGGCACTAAAGCCTGTGTCACCGTCTCCCCGGATGTCCTCTTTGCCAGGCTAGAAATCAAGGATGATATCCCGGACGACCTCTCGGAATGTAGTGAAGTCGTGGCTGACGACTGGAAAAAGACGCTCATTCACGAACTGCTGCACGTCAAGATGGGCCGGGTGACCGAATTCGTCAATCAGGAACTTGTACCAGAACTGGCCGGCAGCGCTCAGGGGATGGCTATCAAAGCATTCCGGCGCGAGGTGGAGCCGTTCGTAGAGATCATGAGCGAGGTTCTGTATAGGTTAGGGAGGCGCGATGATAGTTAATCTCATTCAGGAACAAACTTCGAAAGCAACCTCCATTACCATCAACACGTTCGGTTGTGTCTATACCATCCGGGATAATTTTGGAGCCCTGATCATCCAGGGGAACGGGCCGCTGTTCGCACAATGGCGCGGGGAAAATGAGGTTATGATTGACGTTGTAGGAG